AACCAATAGAGTGCTTTAAGTTTTCAGCAACGTATTCAGTGTATCTGATACCTTGTTCTGATTTTTCAGCAACATACTCAGAATATTGAATTCCTTTATCAAGGTTTTCTGCTAAGTATTCTGTGTACTTAATATTTTTGTTTACGTTTTCAGCAATATGCTCAGAATAATCAATTGCATTATTTAAGTTTTCTCCAACGTATTCAGCATAGCCAATACCTTGTTCAACTTTTTCTGCAAGATAATCAGAATAATCAATTACTTTATTAACTTTCTCAGCAACATGCTCAGAATAATTAATTGATTTGTTCATCATTCCAGAAAGGTAATTGTTGTATTCAATTACTTTGCTTAGCTCGCTTGAAAGATAGTTAACGTATTCAACCAATTGCTCATTAGTTGCAGGCGCTTCTTCTTTTTCGGCATTTGGATCTTCAACCAAAGTTGGATCTTCCTCTTGGTCTTCTTCGGTAACTGCGAAGTTATCAACCATTTTATCTACACTCTCTTTAAGTGCGTCAAACTTGCCTTTAACAAGTTCAGAGTATTGGTTGAATGCTTCTTTCGTTACAAACTCATTAGTCATGTGTTTGTTATTATTTTCCATAGTTTGTACTATCTCTTCATTATTTATCTTATAAACTTTGATTGATTCCTCGAGGTTTAAGCTTTCAGAAATATCAACCAATTTATTTACAATTGACGTAGATTTAATATTTTCCAAAGATTCGAAAAGCATAGAGTAATTGCTTTGGAAGCTCTCATTAACTGATCTTCTAAGAACGGCTTCGCTGAAACCAGGTTCAGCTACTAGATCGTACGTGAATATTCTTTGGATTTTTACTTTACCTTCATTCATTACTTGGCCAGCGGCTCTTGATGAAGTTGAAATTGTACAGCCTGACTCAACTAGAGTTTTTGCAATCTGGCCAGCTGGTGTATTTAGCAGACGTACTTTAATTTTTACGTTATTAGAATTTTGATCGTACCATAATTTCTCAACTACGTGAGAAACGTTTTTAAGTGAAACGTCAAAATTTTGAGGGTGGTCTAGCTCACCAAATAATTGACCTCTTTCGATTTTCTCGTTTAAGTATTCTAGGTGAGGAAGATACTCGGCTTTTTCGTAGATACGGTTGTTGTTATTCTTTGTGTCAAATACTGCACAAACACCTTCCATAACGATATCACCATTATCTAGTTTTGCTGAGTTTAAACCTTCATTTACTCTTTCTATAATGAAGAGCATATCTGAGGTTTTTGTAATTTCGTTTACGCCTGTAAGGACCACGTTGCCTGATTTTTTTTATTATTTATATCATATCGATAGAAATAATTCGCAACAAGTGACAAGTTGACACCTATTTAGTCTTATTTATTAGGCTTATTAGATCCAGCTTCTCAGAATCAGTTAGTTTATCGAAATTAGGTATCTTGGTGTGAATTTTAAAGATATAGGCACCTTTATTTTGGTTAATCGAACCCAGACCTCTTCCTGGAATAGTTATCTTAATATCGCTAAAAGATTTAGCGTTAATTGACTTTATTTTAAAGTTGGTTCCAGAAACAGAAGTAAAAATTAAGTTTTCAATATTAATTAACTCGTCCAAGTTTACTTCTCGGTTGTCTACTATATTACCGGCCGAGTCAATATCAATTCCACTAGGGACAATAATCTCTAGTAAAACATATAGATTTCCAATAAATGTACGATTAAACATTGAGCCTCCGCCAAGTTTACCAGAATTTCCCATATTCTGGAAAGTTAATCTGGAAAATGCGCGCTTACCATCAAATATTAATTGATGTTTAGTTTTTTCTGGGTTAAGATCTACGCTAAACCTATTTGGGGTAGATTCTCCACGTTTAGTGTAAACAACTTCAATTGTTTTACCAACCAATAAATCTTTAAGTTCAACCGTTTGGTTAACAACAATGTCTAGATTAAGACCCCAGTTTTGAGTAAAAATATCATCAGTTGTAAATCCACCAAACATATCACGAAGATCTTCAAATGTAGATCCAGCCGACCCGCCGCGATCGTATGATTTGCGTTTTTCTGCATCTCCTAATACACCATAAGCCTCAGCGATTTCCTTAAATTTGGAATCGCCATCAGGATTTTTGTCAGGGTGATATTTAATGGCAAGTTTTCGATATGCCTTTTTAATATCGTCCTGGCTGCATCCGCGCTCTACTTCTAGTATATTATAATAGTCTTTCACTATAATTAATATACCTAAATTACTTACCTACGGTAACAGTATCTGATAAAATTAATGGTTTTGCCAAACTTACAACGCCTTTGGCTAGGCCTGGGGTAGATGGTAACTTACCATCGATCATAGAGGCAAGTGATTCAATTGTTGCCATTAGGGCGTCTCCCATAACGGCTGGCTCAGTTAGACCGCTTGCACCAAGTCTGGTAAAATCTCCTCTAAGCCATACTTGTTCGGAAGTTACTCTAACTTCTGATGTTGCTGTAATATCAACGGTTGAATTTGCAACAATTTTAATAGTTGGACCCTCTAATTCAATAATAGATTCAGTATCTTTATGCTCAATTGTAATGGTTGAGTCCTGGGCAATATTAATTCTGGATTTTTTGTTTTCAAAAGTTAATCCCTTTCCTACAGTAAACCACAATTTAAGTTGTTCGTCTCCATCCCATAAGATAAAATGGGATCCTAAATACTCACCGTCTTTCTTTAATTCTTCTTGAAGATCTGCTGCAAGTTCCTGTAATTGGGAATATTCTGGCGAATAAATGTCTCCTTGGTCAAATGTTACTACAACTAGTGCCCCATTTTTAGGGATTGAAATACTAGCAGCGCCCTCTTTTCCAAAAAATGTAGGCTTTGTACTAGGGTTTGCCCATGGAAGATCTTCAGTTTTAAGAGTATCAAATAGTCCATGCACCATGATCTTACATCGACCCTGTTTTAAAGGATCGTTTGCATCAACTACTGTACCCATATATTTTTTTATAAAATAATCGGCAGTCGAGTCTGAACTTCTCTTAATATCTATGTCACGATTTAAAATCATTATTTCTTAAATGGGTTTTGACTAGTTATTTTACCTCCAGATTTTCTTTGGTTTATTAAATTCATAATTGGAACGTCTCCTGGAAACATGTCTCGACTAAGCTTTCCAGTTGGTTGAGTTGATTTTCCTGGAAATACATCATTTTTAATAGGAAGTTTACCTCTATTATCTGCTCCTGGAAATACGTCGGTCTTAATCGGATTAACCTTTCTATTATCTGCTCCTGGAAATACGTCCTTTTTAATTGGTAAAATACCTCTACCATCTCTTCCTGGAAATACGTCATTATTAATTGGAACCGGCGATTTTCTTTCATTCAATAAGTTTTCGACAGATTTTTTCTCAAATGGTCTTGAGTTTAGCGGGCCAGATCCTAATAAATTGTCAACACCTGATTCAAATCTTCTCTGTACTCCAAGCAGTGCATCGTTCAGTGCTCTTTGTGGAGCTCCTAATATATTAGTTAAGGCTCGTCTTCCAGCTGAAAGAACTCTGTTTACTCCACCGGTAAATGGCCCAAGGTTAAGGGCTCCGCCGAATGCATTTCCATATACACCAGATAAATCTACTAATTCTTCATCTAACTTTAACTTGCCAGTCCCAAACGCTTTATCTCCAAAATAACTTGAAGGCATTACTCGATCTACTATAATTTTAAACTTTGGTTGAAATCCAGAGCTATCTCCAATTGATGCTTTAGCAGCAGCCGACTGTTCCAAAAAGTTAGAAAAATCAAATCTACAACCCATGCATCTAAATGCGATTCCTCCAAAGTTTACTTGAGCACTAAATGCTTCATCGTATTGCGCGCTAGAACCACCGATAAGATTGATTCCAGCGTTTTGGGCGTTTCGTAGAAATCTCAAATCCATAAAGTAGATATCCATTGAGAATTTTTCAAGGTTAGGTGGAAGAATTTTTCTTCCATTAAATGAATCGTAACTTAACATTCTATAAGTTTCAGCAAGTCTAGTTAATCTAAGGTCAACTGTTTCGTCTCCAGTAATAGTAAGTTCAATTGGTGAATAATCGTATCCCGCTTGAGTAGCTTTCCATAGTCCAGGAATTCCATCTAATTCTTTAAGTACCCATGGAGTTTTTTCTTGAATATAATTTAAAATCTTAATAAACTCCATTAAATAGTAAGATCTATTTAGAGCCCCGCTTGGACGAGTTCTGCCCTCCTTTGATTTAGATCGTAGCGGTACAAAATCAGACTCATATTCATCTGGCGTATCGTCTAATTTTAGTGAATAACTATTCAAGTATTGAACTGCACAAGCTTCACTAGCATGTTTTGTAAGGTCTTTATATTCCTTACCACTCACATTAGATGGCATTATACCACTTCCATCTTTTGGCATTTTTGCCCAGGTCGGAAGATAGAATAACGGGCTAGATCTAAGTCCAGTGTAAGGATTTATAATAGCATTAGCCTCAGCTGCTTGACTGTGAATATCAATTGCAAATCCAAAATAAGTTGGATCGTCATAGCCGACTGTATCAACTCGACCTTGTCTAAATGACTGTATAATATTAGGCAAAGCTTTAGTCTTTGTATCAAGAATAGCAGCAACGCCAGAATTCTTTTTACCATCACTTGAAAGATCTGATCCTAGTGCTCCAAGGAAATCATTTACAGGTAAGTTGAAACTCATAATTAATTATTTTTTTCTGATGCTAATTTATTATCTTCTCCGATCTCAATCCACTCGCGTCTAACTAATACTAATTCAGTTGAATATCTAAGTTGCGAACTTTGTGGAGCTGCATCATATTCATATCTAATATCTTTTACTATATATGGGCCAGACGTATATAGATCTGGCTTTTCTCTAGATCCAGATAAAGATTCTGGTCGATCTTCAAATTTAGTATCGGTTCGCATTCCATCCTGCTCTGAACTAACTAATCTAGTTATTAATACAGAAAGTTTGGCTCCACGATGAACTGCCTGAACTACACCTGGAAGTTTAACAACCAAATAATTTTTTTCAAGTTCAGACACATTATGTTGATTTAATAGTCTTGAAAATTTATAATGGGTATGATTATTATTATAATCTATTCCAAGCCATCTACTAGCAGACTCAGTTTCAAAAGTTTTAAGTTTTGGTTTTTGATATACTGTTTCTTTACTATTAATAGTTTTTTCACTTAATGGCTCAATATAAAATTCAAATGGTTTTTTAGTACTAGTATAATTTGCACGATCGTGCCATAGTACCTTTTTTCTAAAATTTTGATTAGCTAAAACTTCTCCATGGTTTGAATACATTGCATAGTGAGCAATATGAAATCCAGTTCTACTTGAATCTAGTGACGTCGTTAATACAATATCAGTAGTTCCCTCTTCCCTCGGCTTATCATCTTGTGTAACATTTTTATTTGGTCCAGTTAAGTCCACATATTGAAATATGTCTGCTCCAATTGGAGTTTGCATCGGTTTAGTATCTTTACTTAGGGCCTTTTCGTAATTAATAAAGGTTAAGATATAATTAACATCAATAAAACAGTCAAAAAAGCTTTTATCATTTTTATATGCCCTACTGCAAATCGATTTGATAAAATTTTCAACCGTATCATTTGGATTGATCCAAGTCATTGCATCATCAGTTGAGGTCTCATTAGTCGCAAATCCTAATTTAAGGGAATCTGCAATTTGCTTAAGCGCTTCCCATGACTTTTTGTTTGGAATACTTTGTACAAAATTACCATATAATCCAGGGACAAATAGCTTTGCAGACACTGTATAAATGGTTTCGATTGTCTGAGAGCCATACGAATTTCCCATTTCTGAACTAGTAATATTCGTTATTAAAAAATCCGATCTAATTGGTTTAATTGCAGGAGCTAATGACTTTATGTATAATTTTAATATAGGATTGGTTCTAGGAAAATACATTCCAGAAAATGCTCCAGTTACATCCATAAAACTCATTGTAAGTTCAGGCAAAAATCCACTTTGATTAATTGAAAGAGATAGCAATTTTCCGTTTGGAATAATATAATTATCAACTTCAACATAAGGCACAAGAAAACCTGCAGTCGTTTGAACTGATGAATTGTTACCTGCTTCGGGATTAACTTCATTAATTTCATCTACATTTAAGTGTGAAATTCTTCTAATTTCCAGTTTAGGTTGAGTGATTGCTAATATTTGATTTGGGTCAACTGCCATTACTTAAATATTTTAGATTCAATTAAATTTTTTAATACATTAGATCTTGAAATAGGGGTCGGGCAGTCTTGTTTATTAACTTTAGTAACATCTGCTCCAAATATAATTCTACCATTTTCAACTTTAATATTCTTATCATTTGGTAAATTAGTATTTGGTGGCGCCAAGGCAGTTCCTAGAGTTTTTAAATAACCGACTCTAGCCGAATCTCTCTTATTTACAGGAATTAAATTAGGAGTTGCCTTAACTGTTCCTTTATCAATAATATCTTCAGTTTGTAAATATAATTCTTCAGGTTGATTGGGTACTTTAATTAATTGACCACGCTCTAAACTAAATGGGTTTGATATACTATTATATTTACATAAAATATCTACATAGTTTTCTGTTCCATAATATAGAGACGATACTAAATCCATTCGCATCTCTTCATCTGGTTCAACTACATGCCATGTAAATTCACTAGTTAGAGGTTGGCTTGAAAAATCTACAGTTTTCTTACCTAAAATTCTTCTAGTATAGCTTCCATCAAAAAATGGCTTAGTTAGTAAACTCTTTAATAATATCATTTAGCTATCTTATTTTTTTCCTCCAACGACACCTTCTTTTGCTACATAGAAATAAACTTGTTGTAGATAATCTACGTTAACCATGCCAGTTCCATATCTAGTATTTAGCCAAGTTTTAGCGTGATTGAGAGCTGTGTCTGGAATTTGGGCTGGCGAATTACCAGCTCCACCTTTTCCGGCACTAATCTCTTGTATTCTTTTATTTACTGTACCATATGTATTGGCTTGATCAAAAGTATTTCCAGTAAAAGAATCTACATAATCAGTACGTCCAAGATTAAATGATCTTCTAATATCTCTAGAATCTCTAGGTTTAGTTGGTGATAACGTTACTGTAAATTTCATATCTATCGGAAAATCATCTGGACCAAGTTCTTCACCAAACGATAGCTCACAGCTTCGTACAATCAAATCACCAATTCGCATAATTGGATTCATTGGATTACCGATAGTAAGGTGCCAGTTACCAGTTGGCGTATTTGCAACACTTGCTCTTTGTTGTAAGAATCCTGGAAAACTATCAGCTAGAGCAACTGTTAATTCTCGATATATGGCCCCTTCTAGAGAAGCTTTGTCCGTTGCATTCATTCCTTTATATGCGTCAAAATCAAATTTACCGTCTAGTATACCACCTAATGTTTGTCCGGCTAGATTGGTTACAGCCTTAGCCGCTCCCTTTGCTGTTTTAATACCTTCCGCTAATATTGAATCTACTCTGGTTTTAGCAATCTTAAAATATTCTTCAGCAAGTTTTCCTGGATCAAGATGACCTTCGACTAAACATGATTCAATTGCCTTTTGTTCGTCAGATGATAGTGAAATTCCAGCATTTTTATAATAAATGTTTAGAGACTCTAACCATTCTCCAGAAGAGTAGGTAAGCTCTAACATATTTGCAAGAATATCTAAACCAACTCTTCGTTGATTCATTCCAAAATATGCATCAGTTTTATATTCAAAAATAAGTTTCCAGTTGCTATCTGGTGCCTTTGAGCTTAAGCCTCTATCTCTAATCAAAAATTGGTTTTTAACATTTACTGGACCCTGAACTTGATTCCAATATGCTCCAGTATCTGAGTATAGACTTTTAAGAAATTCAATTTGTTTCTTTTCGATTGCAGCAGTTCCCAACTGTATATAGTCGGGCCTCTGATTTGGATCACCTTTTGCTGCAATTAGATCGGCACCTCCAGCAAAGTTGGCTAGTGCCTTTTTAACAAATGGATTTGCACTGTCAGCAAGCGCGCCTACTAAAGATTGAGTTACGTTTACTATGTTTGTACCTTGAACGTCCTTTGCTGTAGTATCTTTCTTTGTCCATGCAAGTTCCCAACTACTTTGCCATAGTGAGTTAATGTCATTACCAGATTTAGCTCCAAACCACGTTACTGCCTGTGCAACTGGAATATTTGAAGGTTTGCCTGCTCTTTTTGTACCGGCTGTATCAGTAACACCCAATGGATATTTTCTTAAGGTAACAAGACGGTTATTTGGAATAATTCCATACCATTTACAAAATAAGAAATCTGACCAAGTATATGGTGAATCTTTAACTACGTACGGATTGTATTTATGTTTTCTTGGTATTTTCTTAGCCCATTCGATAATTGCAGAAGCGGTTGGATTACTAACAACTACTGGAGATGCACCATTTTGAGACTTTACATTATTTGAAGAATATATGGATTCGTCAATTGTTCCAACTCCACCGCTATATTTAAATACATAAAATGCATTAAATAGTGAAGTGCTTGAGCCAGACGATTGTACTGATCCAGTTGATGAGTCAATTAATTTCTTCCCGTTAGCTGCCATATCGACAAATCTTTTTATTATCTATTTGTGATAGTTGGAGAGTTCGTACCGTAAAAGAATGGATTATCCGTGGAATGGATCAAGATCTGGATTAGGAATCATTTTCCAGCGTCTTTCTAGATTGGCTCCTTGACCTCTGGCTAATTGAATCTCTGTTGAGTGATCTTTAATTGCATTTAGTGCACCAATATAATCACTTTGATCAACCAAAGATTGAATATAATCGGCAACGTCATCGGTTAATAAAACTCTATAAACCACTGGGTGACGTTGTTCATTAAATCTACAACGCATCATCATCATATTTAGTTGACCATTATACTCTTTCATTACGCTTTTTCTAGTTGGAGCAGTTTCATCAGCCAACCCTAAATCATGAATTCTATCTAATTGGTCTAAATAAGTATGGTCAATATTTTCTTTATTAAAGGATTCTACACCATGGCAATCAGCAATTCCAAAATACCAGCTAGCAGGGTTCTTCGCTTCATTTAAAAAAGAAGAAAACCTTAATACTTTACTTTCTGGTAGAGGCTCGTTTACGTCAATCAAATCTAGATCAGCATCTCTAAGATCATAAATTTCATCAAATGTAGTTTCTTCAAATTTAATTGGTTCTTCTAAATCAACCATGTATAAAGTTTGATCTGGCGCATAGTCCAATTTATAAACTTTTCCAATAGTTACTATTTTATTATCAATTGGTGCTCCAACAAGATTAAGACGATCCATTGTATCTTTGGATAATCTAAGCTTAACTCTATCGCCGATTTCGAATGCCATTTTAAGATTTATAGATTTTTACAACTAAATTACCATCTCCTTTAATTAGTCTATGATAATCGTGCTTTTTAATATTTATTTTGGAGTTTTTGGTTAAAGCAATCGGTAATTGATTATCTAATTGTATCTTCCAATTAGTACCTTCAATTAATTCAAGGTCACGGTCTTCATCATCTCTATGCCATAATAGTTCAATTGGGTTAACCGCTTGGGTGAATTCTCGTATTACCCAGTTATCGCCAGATGATATATCTTTATATGGATGCATGTTACTTAGTCTTTTTGACATCTGCCCAAGATTTACTTGGACTTGCCGCATTTACTCTAGCCATTGCCCATTGATGAGCAGTCATTCCTGGTCTTGAACCAGAAGAGTAGAATGCACCTAGACCTTTAGTGTATTCACGTTTTAAATCGGCAAACGAATAACCTTTTTTATCAGCAACCGCTTTGATCTTAGCTAGAGTTTCTTTACTAAGATTGGAAGATTTTTTCTTACTAGCTTCAGTTACCTTTGAATCTGGTCTTGGGGTATTTTTCCAACCAGATTTTTTTCTTTCAGCTGCTTCCATCTCATCTCTGAGTTTATACGCAGCTTCCTTTTTACCACTATCTAATAGACGTTTAGCCTTATCTAACTTTTTATCTCTAGAGCTTCCTTCTGGAGCTTTATATTGTGCAGGATTTTCTGAGTTTGATTTCTTCTCAAGCAAACTTACATATTCGCTAAATGGCTTTACGTACATAGTATATTACTTTTTCTTAAGTTGTCTTTTTACCTCTTCTCTAACCTTTTCCATCTTTTTGGCATAAGACGGATTATCATTACGGTTAAAAACTATTTGCTGGTTAAGACTTCCAGTGATCTTTCTCATATCACCCTTTCTGGTTTTGATTAACCATGAAGCTAATGCCTTGATTCCAAGATTTTTAAATTTACCATTTGCATCAGGAGCATCTGAATCATGCCAATCAGGCGAATTTTTAGTTTTTTTCGCCTCTGTAATAAATTCTAAGTATGAAAGTACTTTATTCATAGTATTAATTACCAATAGCCTGGGTAAGTTTTACCTCCCCATAAGTGAGCGTATCGATTTATTCGACATGCCCAATATCCAGCTTTAGTTTTATCTTTTTTGAGATGACACTGATGTCTAGCTGCAAAACTTGCTCTTGCTTTAGGGTTACTAACCTTTGCCGTAAGTCCACCGTGAATATCGCCGAATGCAATTTTCATTACTCGGCCAGTCTTAGGATTCTTTACGTAAACATGATATTTCTTAGCTCCTCCTCTGCGTGGATAGTTAAGGTCTACGTCCTTTCCTTTATAATCAGCTTCATTAATTTCTTCAATTGGAAAATCCAATGGAACCGGCTCCCCTGCATATTCAGCAATAAAACCTAAATCAGTTTTTATGAATAACTCCTCTGTAATTGGATCAAGAGTTACTCCATTTTCAAAATAAAACCTAGCCTCAGTCAATAACGAAATATGTGCATCACTGCCAGGTCTAAAAACCGACTCAGCGATACACATATTTTCATTTAAATGATATTGTAGGTTAGGCGACATTAATTATTCTGCTTCTTTAGTCTCAACTACCGCTTCAACTGCAGCTTCTACTGCTTCAGCTGCTTCTTTTGCTACTTTCTCAGCTGCCTTTTGTGCGTCTTTTGCTGCTTTTTCGGCTGCCTTAACTGCTTTTTCTACGTCCTTTGTGATAACTGCTGGCGTAACAACTGCAGTTCTAAATCCTCTAGCCATTGCTAAATCTGATGCTTGTCCCATGATTAAATTTATTAATTTTTTATTTTAGTTGGCTTTTAGCCATTGTTTTTAATTTTCTTCTCTAATGTCAGTAAGAAGTTCAGTCTCCTTTGAGTCTTCTACTTCATTCATTAAAAAGTTAAGAACCTCTTCAACGTCATCCTTTGATGTTGCAATATGGTCAGCCGCCCATGCATGTCCATTAGATAAGATTGAGTCAACTTTAGCCTCATCCATTTCCAATAAAATGTCAACTAGACGCTTAATTGTTTTAAGATTTCCGAAAAACATATAGTTTTCATATTCTGCTCCGTGAGAATCTTCCTCGCTATGAGAAATTTCAGGTTCGTTGTTAAATGGTTGAATTTGATTAGGTTCAAAATCATCATTAGCAAATGCTTCGAATGTTTTAATAGTTTTCATTTAGTTTTTTCCTAAATTTTTATAAAATGTTTTAAAGTCCATAATATTCTTATTAGACTTTTTGGTTTTAGTTGGTTGAAAATTATCACCAGAACCAACTGTGGTTGGAGTAGGTGCGACTGGGTTGCCAGATCCGCTTATTGAAGCAGGTGTTTGAAACGATACTCCCGGTGCTATTGCATCTTCTTTAACTGTACCAGATCCAACTTTAGTTGCTCCTTTAATTTTACTTTGTGGATCGTCTAATCCGCTTTCTTGGCTTGTAAAAAGAAAACGCGTCCATTTTTCAGCCTTTAACTGAGATTCTTTTCCACCTACCTTTTTGGCAGTTCTGGAAATGGTTCGGCCAATAATTGGTAGAGTTGCCTTTCTAAATTTTGCAACAATTTTACCAAGATTTTTTTGTTCAGCACCTTCCCATTCAGTATCTGTCATAATAGATCCTAAATAGGTTCCAATTTTTAGCAAATAGTTGATTCTACTTGCATCTAACATTTGTTTAGAGGTAATAGGAATTTTAATTCTTTCGAATAGAGGTAAGGTTATTGATGGCGAATATGAAATTCCTTTATATCTTTTTACATCAAGATCCGTTTTATATTTACCAAGACGTGCTTTTGCTTCTAAATAGGCGTCAGCTGCTTCTGCCATATATTGTCTCTTTGCAGACATATCTAGTTGAGGAAGATCTCTTCTACGTTTAGTAAATGGATCAATTTCTCCACGCTCATCCGTCATAATCATAATGCGAACTTTCACAAATTGAGATTCTAGAGTGTTTAAATCTCCCCAGTTTCTTAATTCTTCGATTGCATTTCTAATAATAACATCACGCTTAGTAATATTTGCAGCCTTTCCTTCAGTACGTGTATTAAAATCATCGGTTGCTTTTCTAAAGTCATTAACGTCTTTATCCATTTCGTCTTTAACTTCTTCCCATTCAACATCGATTACATCTGGTTCAGGCTTCTTTTTATCTTCATCTTTATTTGAAAAATCAGAAATAATATAAGCAACCTTTACTGTATCATCAACTGTCTTTTTAAAATCCTCAGAGTCAGCTTGAGTATTTTCCATCTTCTCTTTGGCGCCAGTAATTAATAATTTACTAACCTCGGCTTCATTTTTCTTTTGATCCGTAAATGAAACTTTAATTTTATCTAGGAGAGCATTAACTTCTTCTGTCCAGTTACTTTCTTCAATTGTGTGATATGCTTCCCAAACAATTGCCATTCTGCCTTTGTATGCACGAATTCTTTCCAATTGTAATTCAACATCATCACCATTTTTAATCATTTCATCAAGTGCATCAGTTTCATATTTTAAAACTTGAGTTATAAAATCAATATACTTATTTAGAATATCAATCCATTCTTTATTAAGAAAAGCTTGACTTAATTGTTGAAGAACCTGAGGATCAGTTTTAGCTTTATTTAGAATATCATTTTCGATAAGTCTTGATAAAAACTCATCTACCTTTTTCATAATATCCTCTTCCTTTTGCCCATTGTTTTTTGCAAAGGTGATAATATCAGAAATTTCATTCCCAATAATAATTAACTCCGACTCTAGTAAGAGTTGTTCAAGGATATGTATGTGTTTAAATTTAAGCATTAGTCTAGGGTTAATCTGTAAGCTAATTTATTTTTAAGAGATAAAAATTCGTCTCTTAAGTTATACAATTCAGTATTTGATTCTTGTTCGAATATTTCACAAAAATCTTGGCAAAATACCTTTTCAATATTTTGAATAAAGATTGGCATAGCTGACTCATAATCCATTACAAGAATAGCGCTACCTCCAACTTTAAATCTTCCATATTTTCCAATAACTTGCTCAGCAATTTCATCAACTAACCCTAAGAAATCGTCATAAAATGCGCCAAACGCATTGTGCTGGGCCTCGTTAGTTGTTTGCCAATGTAAAATATGAGCTTGGTCTCTAATTTGCAGTAGACTTAGCATGAAAGTAGATACATCCATACCCTCATTTTGAGGTTCATCTAGTCCACTTTGTAGTTCAAATGGAATCATTTCTTTGTAGTTTGTTTTTTCCAATCGGCGAACGGTTTAATCCAAAATGTTCTATTTGTCTCCTTCTGTAAAAGATCCATAATTGGATTATTTCCACTTGGATGCTGCATAACTGCATTTTCCAATCTGGTCTTACCTTGGATATAATCTTTATAGTTTTTCTGAGAAGAATTCACAAGCTTCGCCCTTTTAAGATATTTATTCGAGCGAGTCTAGACTTATTCTTGAGGAGCTGTTAAGAAAGAATCCATGTTAATATCGATTCCTAATAGAGAGTCTGAAGAAGTAGATTTAGTTCTAATATTATTAGCCTGCTCAACTTTAAAGTATTTAAGCTGATCGTCTGAAATCTTTCCATTAATTAACACATAATCTCCAGTATGCTTACTTACTGCCATAAAATAGGTTCCATCTTGTAAATATCGGTCAAATTCAATTTTCAAGACCCCGTTTAGATATGCAGCATTTGTAAATGTTCCATCTTCGGCAATTGCATTATTAAAAGTTGAAACCAGTTCTTCTTTGTAGTTTTTATAAATTAAGTTAAACCCAGAGGCTAAGATTTCAACCACGTCTGCTTTATTTGATGCCTGAACAGCTGCGGTAATTCCTTGACTAAAATATTCTTTTCTTGGATTTGCTGCTGCACTTGGTGCAAATGACGTAGAATTTTCAAGATATTCTGGAACTTCTTGGCCAGCTTCTGTAAATATGTCAGATAAACCTTTTCTGATATAGTTTCCTGCATCTGCTCCCATACCAGTTCCACTTTGTCCAGTTAATCTAAAATTATCTCCACTTGATTTAATTTCAATTGAATCACTTCCAACCTTAATATCACCTTTAGTTTTATTATCAGCATTTACTGCGTCTTTAACTAGAATAGACATTAAGATTTCTCCACGACCAATATTTACATTTCCAACTGATCCAATTAAATTGAATAGTTGTTCATATAACTCCGGTTTAAGCCCAGTGGTATTAAATAAAGTCTTTAGATTTCCATTTGGATTTGATACAATATCTTCAAGTGTAATAGTTGGATTATCTAAATATGCTAATAGATCATCATCTTGGTCAAGATCGTCTGCAATTGTAACAATAGTTTTTGCTAAATCTTTATAACCCTTAGTTTTGCTAAGAATATCAAATAGATCTTTAGTTACATCATTGTGGGTTCTCTTTAAGAGTTTTTCAATCTTTTTATAGAGAGCTTCATTGTATGGAGCATCAATAATAAGGTCCAATAGAGCCGTTTTCTTCTTATCTAGTTCTTCAACTGAAATTGATTCAGTTACTAGAGACTCTTCAATTTCTTTACCCATATTATAGAATTCAGAGTGAAGCGGTTTGCTAGTTAAGTTTTTGTATAGCGCAAAATCCTGATCTTTAATCGACTTAATTAAGTCGCCTTCTAATTCTATCTTAGGCACCTCTACAACTTTAAGCTGAGTTGGAATCTTAGCATAAGGTGCTTTTTTATTAATACGATTTATATCGATTGCTAAATCTGGAACAAATTCCAAATTTGTTGCAACCGCTTTAATTGAATATCCTTGACCAATTGCTTTAATTAATTCATCAATACCAATTGAATCAACAGTTCCGCCTCCTACTACATAGTCTGACGTTTTTGATAATCTATCGATTGAAGTTTTAACTGTTTCGGGAGCCATTGGAAATGCTGAGTTTCTTTGGCCTGGGTGATATGCTACCATTAAGCACGGTACATCATATTTTCCTTTAATATTAGAAGCAATTCTTTCGTGTTCTTTGCTCAGCGGCTGGAACTTATCTAAATAGACTACTACTTCAATATCTTTTTTTTTATTTTGATCAGCTTGAAATTGACTGAAAAAATCAGTTGCATCCTCGTCTGTTCCAAAAAATTGATTAAAAGTAGGGAAAAATGCTTCGTTTAACTTATCTTCTGCTGCTAATTGAACTTTAGCAATCTGAGACTTTAAAGTTTCTTTCATAGTTTTATTAAAGAATGTTGAGCTAACTCTAATGTTCTTCTTTCTAAACGTATTTAGGAAAACTCTATAAAGTTCTTTGAGTGTTTTATCAGAATCAATTAAATTGATAACAATATCATCATTAATTAATGCTCGGTTAACGTCAAATTCAGGTTTATTTAAGAATTCTGGTGTTGTAATTTCAAGTCCACGATATTTGCTACCGTGCTCCTGAACAAAATCTTTGAAGATTGCATTTATAATTTGAATGTATCTTCTTTCAAAGGTTGTGCCATTTGGTTTAATTGCATCAAGATCTGCTTGTGAATATGTCTCAATGAAATTCATTAAGTCGGCAGTCATAATCCAAATGTAATCATCAGTTTTTGGGGCTTCTACTCTAGCTTGAGCTTTTTCTTTTGCTCTTGCTTGGAAAACCGGATCAACTAATTTTGCTAAAAATACAGAGTCTTCTCCATTTGGCTCGTAGAATCTAAATACAATACCTTCAATATCCTTGTCCGCACTGTCTCGTAAAAATGAAGTTTTAAGTTCAGGGTTTAAGACATTAATAATATATTTAGTAAATGATGCAGTTTTAAATTTTCCAACCAATTCATCAAGCGGAGTATAAACAAAATCCAAAATCTTTTCTTTTTGATCTTCTGTTAGCTTTCCTTGAAAAATAATTGGTGGTCGTTCAATATCTAAAACATCTGCCCATTTGTCTAGATCTTCTTTATCTTGAATAGTCTCAGCCTGTTCTCCAGCCTCATCCAATATATGAATATAGCTTAGAATTAAGTGATTTTTAGGCAATCTATCATATTGAATTGACTGAGCAGTTGGCGAACTAAAATATTCCATGCCAAAATGATAGTTGCATGGAAGCTTTTCAATTACGTCAGATGATAGCTCATCAAAGTGTTTAAGTGCAGGATTATAATATGAACTTAGGACACGATCAACACCAGTAAGTTTAGTATTACGTTTAAAAAAGTCAAATGGTTCTTCTGAGTTTCCGCAGTTTCTTTGTGCACCAAAAAATGCACCGTCCATTTTTTCGTTAACGATAACTTCTTTATTAAGAAGAGCTTCTAAAAATTCTTTGCCCTTCTTTTCGTAAATGTCTTTTAAGTGGTTTAATCCTGCCATAAAATTTAAATTGTTATTAGTCTAAAGATCCGTATTTTCCAGCGCCCATGTCCTTTGCAAATTCCTGTCCGGCCTTTGAAGAAACGCTAAGGTTAATTCCTTTTAATAAACCTGCATCTTCTGGGTTCTCTTCAAAATAAGTGATAAGTTTTCCTAAATCAATATTTTGGTATGCTTGGATAGTTCCTTCAGGAAGTTTCTTTTCTAGTTCTCTACCAGACGAGTAATCCTTCCAATTAAGGTTCCAACAAAAGAAACGAACTTCTTGCTTCATTTTTGTCGCATAGTAACGGTCAACATCAGCTAGTCTAGCTTGAACTTCAGAAAGGTCTGTTTTATATGAAGTTGAGTGACCATAGATATCAGCTGGGGTTCCAATACTTAGGCTATCTGAAGTAAGATCAGTTAATTTAACTAATTGATCCATAAGCTCCTGGAATGGTAATCCTTTAAGTGGTGCTGATTCTTCTGCTTCGTTTAGGAACTGATTAAAGTCTCCAATAATACGTTTTGTCATTTTATAGTTGCCTATTTCTGATTATTTATCCCGAACTAGTTTTTCTATTAGATCACAGAACTCATCAACTGATTCTGGATCAAAATTATTGGTAAATGTACTAAATGAATTACCTAATCGGCCTTCTTTAAATGTCCATGGTGCAGATTGAATTAAATTGTGCATAATTCTTTTTTCTTCACTTGGGGAAATTAGGCCGTCCCATAGGTCTTTTTGACGAGATTGATCCTGTTTAAATTGATCGGGCGCATCAATCATAACAGTTTTACAGTCTTGATATCCTGGCCGATTAATTAAACCAGCTAGCTCAGATTGAGCTTCATCAAAAGTTATACGATTCCATAGGGTAGCCCAGGTGCCAGCTGTAATATGAGCTCGGTCAAATACAAAAATCTTTTCTGGAAAGTGTTTATGTAGATCTAAGATTGTCATAATATTACCCATACTAAAATAGTGGATTCCTTTATCAGACTTATCCCAATCTTTAACAATTGAAGAGTATTCGTTTGCTAAATAAAATTTATAATAAAATAGGTTTAGATCAGCACCATGTCTTTCAATTAATTGGTTTAGCAAATAGGTTTTGCCAGAATGACGAGTGCCTTCAATAAAAATTATCATGAGTATTTAAGTTGTATTCTTTCTCTAGTTAATATACCAATCTTTCCGTCAATCTGTAGTAGTTCAGTCTTATCAACAAACCAATATTCAATTTTTCCAGTAACTCTAGAAAGATATGGATCTTTAACATATCGGTCAATTTGAACTAGCGAATCCTCAAATATTCTGATTTTATCAAAACTTGGGCCAACCTTATCTAGGTATTCTAGTAACATTTGTGGCTTGTCGGTATTACGCTCGCATAAAATAATTTGATTAAAGTGCTTAGTAATTCCAAACTTATCCAATACGGCTTCCATTGCCTTTCTGGTCTTTTCAACTCGATGACTAAGGATTATCGTAGTATGGGCTTTATCCAATTGATTAAAGACTGATTCGATTAACTGTAAACGATACAGGTTTGTATTTAGTGACTTTGGGTTATCGAACCATTCGTATGGTTTTTTAAATTCTGTCCCTGCATGGGTAAATGGCGGAACCCTAAATAAGGTTTCATCAAAATCTACTACGTTTAAAACTTTCTCCATATGAAATAAATAACTTTGAAATATTATTATACTAAAATTGAACTTAGAGTTTATAAAAGGAGAGTACGAGGGAAATAGAGTTAATCTGGTTAGGGAAACTATCCAGAGAAAGCTACCATTTGCTGTCTTTACTTTCAGTAACCCAAAGATTTATCGACAATTCCTAACAGATCTTTCTAAATTTGGGGCCTTGCCATATGTTCGTCAAACATTTATGACTAATCACCAAATGGGAGGTTACCCAATAATCTATCCAAGTATTTTTGTAACAAATGTTGGTTCAAAGGTTCCGGATGCAGAGTTTAAGCAAATGATGTTAGGTAGTTTAAAACAATACCATATTGATTCAATTATTTGCCTCTATGCAGGCCAAATTAGTTCATATTATAAAAATGGTGATAAGCACTCAATTGGAACTGACATTTATACTAGCTTAAATCCAACTGAATTTGATAGCTATTATTTTAAAGTCGAGAGTACTTGCTATACCTTTGTCTAAACCTTAAGTCCAGTACCAAGTAAAAGAAGGTATGGAATTCGAACAACAATCACAAGAAGTTAAGAAGAGTTTATCTGATGTTTTTTCAGCAAAGCGTAAGGTTGTGTCTGAAGAGGTGCAAGAAGGCATTGGCTATATGAATAATATTAAACGCCTAGCCGATGCTCAGGTTTATTTCTTAAGTTTAAGACAGAGATTGCTCGAAGAAAACCATACCCTAATTGAACATTACAATCGCTATAAAAAGAAATATAGAGAACAAAAGGGAGACGAATGGGAAGCAGTCTCCAGAACATCCCAGCTAAGATACAATTCTAACGAAAAGACTACTATTGTCGACGGAAAAACGTCTAACATCAAAGAAACGATCGAACAAATCGAAAGCCAAACTCAATTTTATCAAGACACAATCAAGACCGTAGATGCCGCTCTTTTCGGAATTAAAACTAGACTTGATATTGAAAAGATGCTGGGTGTGTAAAAACATCCACCGAGTTTGCTAAAGTTTAAGTTAACACCAGACAAAAGATATTTTCAATTAATACACAATGATCTTAAGAAAGAGATAGTCGATCTTAAGAACTTCTTTAAGAAAAGAGCAAAGGGCTATCACTTCAGCCCTCTATTTCAACGTCGCCTTTGGGACGGTTATGACAAGTTCATAGATCGAGAAAACCGAATTGGTGTGGGTCTTTGGTATCAAATTAAACAGTTTAGCCAAATTTATGGCCATGAGATTGAATTAGATGGATTAGATTCTCTACTTAATCTTGAATTTACAAAGGACCAACTTGATAAATTTGCAAGTGTCTTATTGGATGGCGTGGATCTTACTCCATACGATTATCAAATGGAAGCTGCATATCGAGCACTTAAGTTTAAGTTTAGTGCTCAAGAATTAGCAACTTCTGCTGGTAAAACCCTAATCCTATTTTTATATTTAAGCTTTCTTAAACGCAAGGGAATTATTAACGGCAAAGATAAAAAGGCCCTTATAGTAGTTCCTAATATTTCACTAGTTGGCCAAACTGCAGAGAAATTTGTAAAAGACTATCATACTGGATTAATTAACTGGAATATCTTAGAAGTTGGTGGTAAAAACAAATATTCGGATAAGAAATTTGAAGAAGCAGATCTTGTAATTTCAACTTATCAAAGTTTAGCTAAACGCGATGGAGACTTCTTTAAGAAATTTACTGTTCTTTGTGTAGATGAGTGTCATACTTCTAGAGGTGATACTATCAAAGATATTCTCTTAGCTTCAACCAATGTTGAGTATAAGTTAGGACTTTCTGGAACAATTCAAGTCGATGAAGATTTTTCCGATTTTTATAAAATCCAAGAATATATTGGCCCACTAAGCATGACTCTTAAGTCAAGTTTCTTAATTGAAAATAAACACTCACCCGATGTGTTTATTAAAATACTTTCCTTAAAATATCCAGAGAATGAGCCATTTATCCAAAACTACAAATACATGCAGGAACACGGTAAAAGCCAATTCCATCGCATTGAAGATTACGGTAAGAACATGTTTCAAATGGAAAAGGATTTTATTATTTCGTATGAACCTCGTGTAGATTTTATTTCATCACTAGTTAAAAAGCTAGGTGGAAATACCTTAATCCTGTTTATTAATGTAAAAGACAAATACGGTCAGCGAATTAAAGAGAGAATTTCTGAATGGAATCCAAATTCATTCTATATTGATGGTGAAGTAAGTGGTGATGACCGGGCTGAATACAAAGATGCAATGGAGGCAGGATCTAACGTAACCCTAGTTGCAAGTTATGCAACCTTTGCAACTGGTATTGACTTAAAAAACGTGCAGAGCATTATTTTTGCAGAAAGTTATAAGTCTGAAATTACTATTCGCCAAGCAGTAGGTCGTGGAATGCGTAAATTGGCTGGAAAAAGCAAAGTAACAATTTATGATCTAATTGACGATCTAAATGGTTATATTGTAAAACATGGTAAGGTTCGCGAGAAAATTTATGAAAAGGAAAGGTGGATTGTGTCTAAGCACAATTACGATTTAAGTAAGTTTATTAAGGGTTAACCTAAGTGGCCGTCTGCAATCTCTTCTTCTAAAAACTCTAGAAAATATTTCTTTGCATTTTGCTCAAATTCTCTGTGTTGACGCTGGATTGACTTAAGATCTTCTTCAATTTGATCTAACTTCGCATATTCAGCCTTAAACCATTTAATTGCTTCTGTTAGCTTATCAGTAATATCCTTTACTGAATCTTCATCTTCAACTAAACCAAGTTCAGCTAGACGTTTCCATTCAGGGCTATTAATTGCTTTAGCAACATCTTCGATAGTTTCTTCATCGTAATATTCTTTAGTATCTAAATAGTCAGTAATGGTTTCTTCAGCGTATTCTAATAATCTATCTGCGTCGTTGTCTGGCGAAAGGTGTAGCCATCCGCCACTATTTCCACCCCAACCAACATGACCAACCCAATCGTAAGACTGTTCAATATCTTCTTGAAACATTTCGGCTTGATCTTGCAACCATCTATACCAAATATCAGAAAGTCGTTCCTCATCAAGTTCAATACCAATCTTTGCCTGAACTTCGTCTTCATCTGGGTAATTATAAACCTTTACATTTAGGGCAAAGTAGTCTCCATTGTAGTGGCCACGGCCTCTATTTAGATTCCAACTATCTGAAAATAATGAGTCCACTCTTGATTCAAACTTTTCAAGTTTTTCAAGTAAATCCTTTTCTAACCAAAAGTCTCCAAGCTTATCTGCATAAAAAGCTGCTAAAGAATTATTATTTGTCTTTAGGTACTCTCTGCTAAAATTTTCAAATAGTTTAATATGCTTCATCTTTACTTAGATTCAAAATATTCGGTAAATTGTAAAATGCTTTCGCTAATTGCTTGATACGCTGGAGCCTTTACCTTTTCTTTTACTGATGTTGATTTGGGTTGCGCAACCACTTGTGTTTGTGACACCTTAACTGCTAGTTCAGTAACCTTATCCCTAATCGAACAAATTTTTTGATAGTCCTGTTTTGTTAATTGAATCGTTGATTCGTTTAGTGTAGACAAATAGTTTAAAAATTGGTCGATTTGTGACATTTTAAAGCGATATTTTTGCTGCAATAATTATTCCAAGTACCAATTTGCAATAAATCATTTGGAAATCGTAATACGTCATAATAATATCGTATTGCTTTTTATCCATTTTTATCACATTTGCACCAGAAGATAACTTATTGATATTATTTATCAATTGGACAGTCTCTTTGAGCTGCGTAACTCCGATCAGGCGCATCAAAATGTCATTAAATGTACTATAATTTAGCGTGGCGCGATCGTCGGCAATCTTTTTAAGCCAATGTTCAACTACCAGGACAGCATCTCTCTTTTTAATAATATCATTAGTCGGTAGAGACTCATTAATTATCTTTACAATATCATCAAGTTCAGTAATTGTCTCTGCTCTGGCGCTTAACCAATCCAATTCTCTATCAAAAACTGAAATTGCAGTCTTTTGCTTTTCTCTGGTATAGACAAAATTAATTATGAATGGATTTGTTATTGGGCTTGCTGCCATGGCAAATTCCCCATCTTCAGTTTGGGGCTTTTTTAGCTCCTCCGCTTCAATGTGAAAATCCTGAAATGGAAAATTTCGCAAAAATGGATAATTTGCGTAAACTTTCGATAAAGTTCTGTCCTGTGCTACCAATGCCATGCTAATTTTAATTATTTATTAGTATTATACTGATAGGTTAAACTAAGAACCCCAACCAAGTAAAATACTTATGTATGCAAACTAAAGAACAATTAGACAAAGAGATTAAACGTCTTAATCTTGAGCAAAACGCTCTAAAAATCTTGATTAACTCGTTTTATGGAGCCTTCGGTAACAAATATTTCTATTTTCACGATACAGATATTGCGCAATCAATTACTCTACAAGGCCAAGACCTTATTAAATTTTCAATTAAAGCAGTTAATCACTACTTTACAGAAAAATGGCACCTAGACACTGAATTACATGAAAAGCTTGGCATATCCAATCTAAAGATTAATCAAGTTAAAGAAGAAGCCGCAATTTATACTGACACAGACTCATGTTATGTTAGTTTTCATCCAGCAATTAACTCAATTGAAGGTTTTTCCTTAAATGATACAGAAGCTCTTAAGTTTTGCTTGGCAATCAATCGCGAAAGACTAAGCGGTTATTTCAAAGCAGCTTTTCAAAAATATGCAACTGCATTTAATACTGATAATCGCCAAGAGTTTGAAATGGAAAATCTTTCAAGAGCTGCAATTTGGTGTGCTAAAAAGAAATATGTTCTTAAGGTAAGTTATGAAGACAATCCAGCTGAAGAATTATCAGAAAAAGAAAGTCAAGTAGTAAAAGGTCTTGAAAAAGTTCAATCTTCTTATCCAATTTGGGCAAGAGCACACCTTGAAAAATTATATGACTTCTTCTTAGATCGTGGCTATGATTTAGACCTTGAAGCTGAATTAATTCCTAAATTACAAGCGCTGCGAGCTGAAATGGAAGCTTTAACTCCAGATGATATTAGTTTCTCATTTTCTGTGCGTACTTATGATAAGTATGTTAAGTGTGAACATCCTTTAAAGTTAGATAAAGGCGTTCCAATCTATACTAGAGCCGCAGCGTACCACAATTTCATGTTAAAAGAAACCGGCAATAAGAAATATAATCGTGTAATTAGCGGTAAAGTTAAATTTTACTATGCTGCTCCAAATCCATATGAATTTGATATTTTTGCATTTTCCCCTGGCGTTTATCCAACTGAATTTGCCATACCTATGGATAAAGATCAACAGTTTTTCCGTTTGATCTGCGAACCTTTAAATAAATTACTTCTTGCAATGGGATTACCTCAAATTAATCCGCAATTACGCCGTGCAATTGAAGTAGTTAAACATAAACCCAAAAAAGGTCAAGATATTCAATCTTTCCCAATTCATATTGTAGATTCGGAAACATTTGAAAATACCCTAGTTCCGGAAGCTCTTCAAGAGTTTATTGCAAATCCAGATTCAGCAATTCCGCCTCAGTTAATGCCACAATATCTAAGTATCGTATCTAAGTATGGCTTAAATACAGTAGTAGTTCCAGATGCTGAACTTGCAAAATATATTGATAAAATCAAGAAAAAGAAAGCTTCAAAAGCAGTCGTAGTCGAAGAAGATGAGCTAGAAGAAGTAGAAGATTAATTAGATGGAAATACATGAGGTTTCAAAGTTTGTTAAAAGTGTCTTGGGCGCCAGGTTTCCTGGCATTCACGATAAACAGACTATTGAAGAAAGCGACGGTAAATTAAATTTCGCTTGCCCATTTTGTGGAGACTCTAAGGTCAAAGCATCCAAAAAAAGAGGCCATCTCTATTTGGAAACTAAAACCTATAAATGTTTTAACGATGGTTGCATGGCATGGATGAGCCTTGCTGAATTTGTAGCCAGTTTAAGTAATCAATATGGAATTATTTCATCCCTATTTCTAGAAGAAAAGGACCTTGAAGTAAATTACAAAAAAACTACTGAAAACCATCTTGTTAGATTCCTAACATCTAACCGCAAAAGTATGATATCGATTACTGATGTCATAAACAGATTTTCCCTAAGAAGACTTGATCAAATTTCAGAAAATTCTGCTGCATTTAAGTTTGCCCAATCCAGAGGCTTAACTAAAGTTCAAAACTTTGGCGATATTATGTATGCTGATACAATGGACAATAAAGTCTATATCTTTAATTTCGACCATCGTTCTGGTAAAATCCTAGGTCTTGCTACCAGAAGTCTAGATCCATTTACTGACAGAAAATATTTAATTAAATCTTATAACGAGGTTTCTAAAATATTTACAAATGGAGATACTCCAGAAATTATTGACGATGCAAACTATCTTAATAACTATTTTAATATCCTAAATGTTGATTTTACTCAGCCACTTATGGTAACTGAGGGTCAAATTGACTCTATGTTTTTAAAGAATGGATTGGCTACTTCTGGTGTTTCCAAAGCCAAATCAATCCTAAAAGCAATGGGTGCAGTTGATATTAAAATTATATTTGATCGTGATAAAGCAGGAAAAGACTCAATGTTAGCCTTTATTAAAGATGGCTATTCCGTATTTTTATGGAATAGTTTAATTGCAGAATTAAAAAAGAAATTTCCTACTCAAATTATCAAGCTATCAAAAATTAAAGATATTAACGATCTTTTCTTATTTCTAAATCGACAAGATCCAACCTTTACAATTTCAAAATTTCAAGACTTAATAGGTAAGCACTTTAGTAATTCTGTATATGATATCGTCTATCTATAAATATTAATATGAAAGACCCTAATCAAAAAAAGAATATTAAAACATTTCTTAAACCTAGAATTGGTGGATCTGTAAAACAAGGTTATTTTAGACCTCAAAATCCAGATCGATATATGGGTGATCCTACCCAAATCATTTATAGATCTAGTTGGGAATATAAGTTTTTGAAGTGGTTAGATTCAAGTCCATCTGTTCTTAAATATTCATCTGAACCATTTGGAATTCCTTATTACAATCCAATGGACAAACGTGGTCACATTTATTATATTGATTTCTTTGTTAAATTAGTAGGCCCAAATAATACTGAAGAAAATTGGTTAATCGAGATTAAGCCAAACAAATATGTTTCGCCTCCAACTAAACCAAAGAGAATGACCGATAAACAAACTGCAAATTATGTCTATGCTGCAAAGCAGTTTGTTATGAATCAGGCCAAATTTGAGGCAGCCAGAGACTATGCAGCACAAAAAGGAATTAGGTTCGGTATTATTACCGAAAACTTCTTATTTAAAAGTTTGTAGAATATAAAGATGATCAAGCCAACATTTAGTGCCCAAATAGACGATTTCAGAAATAAAGGTGAAAAACTAGAAGATCCATTTTTTAGTAGTATTTCGCCATTGCCTGAATCTGTTTTTATTCCTGGTCATATTTACACATTTTTCGCTCAGCCAGTTGATGACCAACAAATCCCAACTGCGGATCAATATCTTGATGCAAAAGAAATGGCAAAATATTCAATTAAACGGCCATATTACGACCAGCTTCCAATTGGTATTTGTCTATCAAATAGTGCAACTGAAGTTACTATATTGAATCTTAAAGTAATGCCCGTAGGGGCTACTCAGATTATCCTGAACATACTTTGGCAAACACTTAATAGTATCATAAGTAAATCATATGATGATAAAGGGGAGTTTATTGGTGATACCAGGAGACTATACCAGCTACCTGAATATGCAGCACTAATAGGATTTAATGCAAATCCATTTATGATGGCAGATCTTTTTCAAAATGCGAGCGGAGGTAGATTTAACATTCGTTACGCAGTAAATAAATATCAAAAAGCAAATATTACAAACCCAACACTTATACCATTTCACCTGGTTCCCAGAATTGCTCAAACTAATATTTTCGATGGAATTCAAACCAGATCTTTAAGTATGGACTCAGTAATATCACAATTTAACGCATAATTATGGCAGGATTTCTAGACAATATCGGCTTAGGAGGACTTAAATCAAGACTATCAGATTTAAGCCGAGTTGGTATGAAGTACGAGGATCTTTTAATTAAGAACTCACAATCGATAGGATTTATTGAAAGTCAGTTAATGCAGGCAAGGGGAAATGTTTTAGCTGGTGGCCAGCAAGACTCCTTAGCCAGAGCAACTATGGCAATATCAGATACTACATCTGCTCTTAGAACTAAAGCTATTGCATTCTTTCAATTAGATTACGCAACCAAACGAGAAAGATTAAGAGATCTTGCATCAAACGGTGAAATTGAATTTGTAATCGAATCAATTACCGATGACGTTATTGTATTTGATGAAGATAACCGTTTTGCATATCCAAATGACTTGGTTGGTGAAATGCTCTATAAAGGAAAAAATAAAGAGCAGCGTCTTAAATATCAAGAAAAAGTTATTGAAAAATATAACGAAAATTTTGAAAGAATCTACAATGCATGGGGCTTTAATGAAGGAATTTCAGCATGGCAATATTTTTATCAGTGGTTGATTGAAGGTCATTTAGCATTTGAAATTCTTTATGATGACTTACAAAACCCAAGAGAAATTATTGGATTTAAAGAAATTGATCCATCTACTCTATATCCACAAATTAAAAAGGATGCAGCAGGAAAGATCTTTTTAGAATGGGCTCAGAAAGTTGCAGGAGAATCTAAAGTAAGAACTCTTACAGATTCTCAAGTTCTTTACTTATCGTATTCAAATCACTTTAGAACAAAACGTATTTCATTCGTTGAAAGAATGGTTAGATCATTTAACTTAATGCGTGTTATTGAACACTCTAAAGTTATTTGGCATACTATGAATGCTCCTATTCGTTTAACAACTAAAGTTCCAATTGGAAGTAAGTCTTTAAATAAAGCAAAGGAAGATGTTCGTGAATTTGCAAATCAATTAAAGGAGGATATTTTCTTTGATACTAATACTGGAGAAATCCAAGTAGATGGTCGCCCTAACCTATTATTCTATAAGAATTATATTTTACCAGTAAATGACCAAAATCAGGCAATTGAAATTGCTCCATTGGAATATGCTGGTCCAAATATGTCAGGTTCTGAACTTCTTAACTATTTCAAAGAAAAGTTAAAGATGGACTCCAAGATTCCTTATTCAAGATGGGATTCGGCAAATGGTGCAGGCCAATATACAATGAATGCTGAAGGTATTCGTCGTGAAGAAATTCGTTATAATAAGTTTATAACACGTCTTCGTTCAGCCTTTAAAGAATTATTGACTAAACCGCTATATCTTCAAATGTGTCTTGATTTTAAAGACCTAAAAGACGATTACCGTTTTAAAAATGCAGTAGGTATTAACTGGCATGATGATAACGTATTTGAAGAAATCAAGCAACAAGATTTACTTAATAAACGTCTTGCTACTCTTAACGCTCTTAAAGGAGTTGTTGATGATGAAGGTAAGCCATACTTCTCTACTGAATACTTAGTTAAAGAGTATTTAAGAATGAGCGATGAAGATCTTCAAAAGAATAAAGATTATATGAACCAAACTCCAACCGGAGAGGGTGAGGCCGGCGAAGCCGCAGCACCAGGTGCAGCACCTGAAGCTGGATCTGCTCCAGAAGGAGGAGCTGGCGCTGAAGCTGCAGCCGGAAAAGAAACTGCAACCGAATTAGGCGCACCAGGCGCTCTATAAGTAAGTCGTATATTACTACATAAAAAAAGCCGCATTAGCGGCTTTTCTTTTTTATATTGAATAGGTTATTCGTATGCAATAACAAACCTAGTATTTTTATCTACTGACAAAACAACGTGAACCGCATCTCGATATTGATCATTGTCATTTGTTACTAAATATGCCTTTGCTTCCCAATCTCTATTTTTTAGTAGTGTACAATATTGTTCTAATTGAGATCGTACTTGTTCTTCAACATTAACTATATCAAAATCTTCACTAAATTCAAATAGGTAATTATCTTCATCGATTCCATACGCGGCTTCGCCTAAAACTGATCTATTTGGAGTCATTAAGGTCATTTTAATTTGAGATAATAAAAGTTGCATCTCTTCTTGTTCAACCATTGACTCTTCAGTATAACCTGGTTCGTTTTTGTGTTTTATGTAAATATCTGTAATCATATTAGAATCTCATTGTATACATCCAACCGGCAGAGTTTTCACCTTTAATTGCCTCTAAAACTGCAGTCATTTCAGTATCAGCTTTTGTTACTAAGTTAGCATAGTTTATTTTAACATCTCCAGGCAAAACATAGTCGAACGTTGTAATCATTTCCCCAAGTCTTTGCTTAGATTTTGCTCTGCAATATCGTTGAAACATTTCATCTTCATAAAGATTAGATGGATCAATCTTTTTTGCAACTTCAAGAACAGCTCCTCTTTTTGGAGTTCGCCCAAGCACCATTAATTGTTTGGTGTTTTTATTATAATCATATGCAATTGTATCTAACAGGAATGCTCTAGTTAGATCCAAAAATGAAAACATTACTGTTCTATACATTAAAGATTCTCCAACAAATGGAGTTAAGTACATTTCTGCCCCTACGAATTTATTTTCACCGAAATCTCGGTCAATCGTTGAGAACACAGAAGCTCCAGTTGGTTCAACCGCTTTATGTACAAACTGTACGCAATCTGGAAGTGTAATAGTACGGCTACTTGTAAATTGGGCAGCTGTAAATACGTCAGTTGGAATTTGCAAATACGCTTTATCTAGAGCATACTGCCAATTATCATAAAAGAACACCTCGGCGTTTTTAATTACCCTTTCTACTTCTTTGGTTGGAAGTTGATATGGAAGGGACCCCGAAAACGTTACTTCATCAATAATATCTGATATTAATTCTTGTCTAGTCACGCGATTTGCGTTATTTTATTTAGGCAGTGGGCGCCTGAGCTGCAGCAAGCTTAGCGGCTTCAGCTTTCTTTTTATCTTCTTCTGTTTTGGCTTTAGTAACATCAGCAATTTTTAATTTAATTGCATCAAGTTCCTTTTGTGCGTCTAACACTTTTTGCATTGCAGCAGCTTCTTGTTGATTTAACGCAACTAAATCTGCAGCAGCATCTTCGTTTAGTCCAAAATAGTTTTGAAATGACTTAACCATTGTAGTTTTATTCTTTTTGTTATTTATCGGAAATATAGTCCGAAAAAGTTTTTATACGGCTTGTCCCAGATCCTGGATTTGCTCCAAGTTCCTGTCTTCCGCCTTTATACATGCCCCATTGTGCAGGTACTCGTATAGTTCCGCCAACTCTTTGTGGAGCTCGCTCTGGTGGTAAATCATCCATATCTGGATTACTTTTCTTGCGGTCTCTGAGTAATTCTGGGGTTAGCAGGTCCTCTTCAATCTTTCCGCCTAATATCATCCAAACCTTTTTGGGATCCTTTCCTTCAGGGATCCCCTGTGAAAACTTATCAAAATCTTGTGCTAACCAAAACTCTCTCATTAAGGTTCCAGATACACCATCTTCATCTCCTTCTGCGCCAGAGTTTCCTCCAAATTCAGGACGAGCTGTTTCAATTCGGTTAATTTTAGAGATACTGCCTTTCCACTTTTCCATAGCGGCCCAGCGAGGCATATCTTTATCAGTTGCATAGAGATTAACGACTGTATTTGGTGCGTATTGAGTTTTACCAAGTGATTCAACAAATTCATAACCACTTCTAACTGGAGTAACCTCTGCCAGGTGAAGTTCAACATTGTCAAAGTCTTCAAGATAATAATCTAATACATCTTGTGCAGCCTTTCCAGTAATACCAGCCATTTCAGTTTTTGAAATAAAAACATGAACCTCGTCATTTTCTTCAGCAATTTTTGCAATTGCTTCATAGTGACCAGTATGAGGTGGTTTAAATTTACCACTAAAAATACCAACTGTTCTAATATCTAATTTTGGAACTTGAGTACGACCAATTTTTCTGGTCTTCATTGTAATTTCTTCAAATTCGTCTTCTAGACTTTTTGCAAGTTCCAAATTTTTACGGTCATCATCATAAAAAGTAAAGTGTCTAAACCCTTTAGTAATTAACTTTCGGAAAGCCTCTTTTTTCTTTTCAGCAATGGTTCCTTCGAATCCAAATTCTGGATCGCTAACTGCATAGATTAATTTTGGGTGAATATCGATCCCATGGGATAATAGAAATTCTCTGACTAGTTTCTTATTATCTCTAGCTGTAATAATTCCGACAGCTGTTCCAGATTCATATGCAGAACGCAATATGTTAAGTACCCATTCTACCAATCGACCAGCCTTTAAGATATTAGCATCATTGAATTGATTATAGTCTACTTCGTGATGTGGTTCCTTTTCGTATTCATTAAACTCCTGTGGAGTAAGATCAAAGGTCTCACCAGTAAGTGCATCCTTAACTAGGATCTTTGCATTAGTGACAACTAGCGTGTCATCTAAATCAAATATGATAATTGAGTTATCTCTAGAAAATGCCATTTCGTTTACTCTTTGCACTGGCCTACTATTTTTTGTTATTTATTTAGCCAGTTATTCAATGTAAATATACTAAATCTGGCCTAATAAAAGCAAAAAACGCAAAGCTTCTGGGCCTTGCGTTTTTTGATCAGGTTCTTCCAATTGGAAAGATCTGCTTATATTTCTTTCTTAATTTGTTTAATTGCCTCTTCATACTGCTGTGGAGTTACTTTAATTTCAGCAGCCTGTTGCTCCTTTGACATTGATAATGCGCGTTCTTGATTATTAGTATCAGCGATCCATTGTGCAACCTTTGAATAAATTGCATCTGCTGATTCTTCAGACTCATTTACATCCATATGGTCAGACTCACTCATTGCACATTCCATTAAACCATTTCTATAACATCCAATTGCCTCTTTAACATAATCATTGTAAGATATATCAGAATCATCATTATGGAGTTCTAACGCTTCGCTACAAAGTTTTTCACAAACTGTATCGATTGATTCGCAAGTAGATTCGTAACAAGCAGATTCATTATTTGCATATTCATTAATAGTCATACCATCATCTACTATTTCATACATACGGCTTTCCATATATGAACAAGCAGACTCTAAATAACCTTCAAATTTATGTTCAGGATCTTCATCACTTTCATACATTGCGGCTTCTGAACAAGTAGACTCGCACATAGATTCAATTAAGTAGTGTGCAGCTTCGGATAGCATCGATTTGCTACCATCATGGCAAGTATGACCTTCATTATATGATTTAGACGAACCAAATTCTTCTGGATTTTCTCCATCTCCTTCTTCATCCCAATATTCAGCTTCACAGTGTTCGCCACAGTCTGAACAAATATCACCCATCATAACTGATGCGCCGCAACAGTTTGAAGTTGCACCATATTCGTATGCATCTCTAGGATCCCATGATTCATTTGTGCGTGACTTAGCTGAATCATATACAGATTTTAACCAAGATTCTAGCTCTTTATTATCACCAGCATTTAGGTTACTGTATTCCTTTTTAAATGCTCTAACAAAACTCTTAAAAGTTTTAGATTCTTTTGCTAAAATATCAATTTCAGACATTACACCTTCTTTGATAGCAACAGTCTTTTTCTTTTTGATAGCGTCAGTTTTAAATGCTTTGTAATCTTCAAAGTCATTATCTCCATCGCCATCTTTATCGTATTTAGGATTGTATTTCTTCTTTTCAGTTAAGAAATCTGCAAATCTTAATACTTTATTTTCAGCAATCCGAGGTTCTTGACCACAAGTTTCACAGTCTTCTGTTACTTCTGGATTTCTGCCAGTTTCTCCATCAAACTGCTCATCTTCTGAGTAGTAGTTCGGCTTCTTTAAGAAAGAAGGTAGGTCTTTATTAGAAAATTTTCCCATTTTAAATAGTTATTTCAGGGTTATTTATCTAGATCGGTCCTCTATACTTGACTCTTTTAGTCCATTACCGTCTTCTGAGATAGTAATATTGACATGACCATTATCTTTTAGCTTAGAATCAATCCAAAGTTCAGCTAGAAGGTCCTCAACGTGATTTTGAACCATTCGCTTAATTGGACGTGCTCCATATTTCTCATCATAGCCGTGTTCAATAATAAAATCTTTAGCAAGTTGATCTAATTCAAAGGTGTAACCATTTTCTAGTGATCGTGCAAGCAAATCTTTAAGTTCAATTTCTAAAATTTGACCAATTTCGGCCTTTTCTAGTGAATCAAAAATAATAATATCATCTACTCTATTCAAGAATTCAGGTTGGAACTTATTTTTGAGAGCTTTATCTAAAATACTCTTAGCTAGTGCCTTTTCCTTTTCAATATTATTGGCAGTTGCAAATCCAATACCAACTCCGCGATCTTGCATGTCTTTTACTCCAACATTGGACGTCATAATGACAACAGTATTCCTAAAATTAATTTTTCGGCCTCTTCCATCAACTGCATAACCCTCATCTAAGATTTGGAGCAAATTATTAAAGATATCTGGATGAGCTTTTTCAATTTCGTCTAATAAAACTACTGAATATGGTTTTCTACGAACCTTTTCAGTCAATTGACCGCCTTCTTCGTATCCCACATAGCCTGGAGGCGCTCCCATCATTTTAGAAGCTGTAAATTTTTCTCCATATTCATTCATATCAACTCTGATAATATTTTCTTCAGAATCAAACATTTCTTTTGCTAAGGCTTTAGCCAATTCGGTTTTTCCAACTCCAGTTGGACCTAAAAACATAAAAGTTCCAATTGGTTTTTTACGAGAAGCAATATTTGCACGACTTCTCTTAATAGCTCTAGATAATTTTTTAATTGCTTCAGCCTGGCCAATAACTCGCTTACTCAAATCTGATTCTAATGCTGCAATTTTTTCAAGATCGGTTTGCGTTAGCTTTGCTACTGGAATTCCAGTCATTTCGGCAACAACCTCAGCGATTTTACGGTCATCTACTTCAAGTCGATTGTCTTTTAGAGTTTTTTCCCACTCAACTTTAGCTTCATCAATTTTAACTAATTGATCACGCTCAGCATCTCTTAATTTAGCAGCAGCTTCGTATTTTTGTGATTCGACTGCACTTCTTTTATTTTTTGAAATTTCACCAAGCTCTTCTTCAAGCTCTCTAATTTTTTGAGGAACAACTATTCCATCGATATGGACATTAGCGCCAGCTTCATCCAATAAGTCAATTGCTTTATCTGGAAAAAATCTTTCAGTTAAGTATCGATCTGCTAATTTTACACATGAGTCCAATGCAGATGCGCTGTAAGTAACTGAGTGGTGACTCTCATAGTATTCTTTAATATTTTCAAGAATTTGGCGAGTTTGCTCTGGAGTAGACTGTTCAACTACTACTTGTTGAAAACGTCGATTAAGCGCGCCATCCTTTTCAATAGACTCTCTGTATTCATCAATTGTAGTGGCTCCAATACATTGAATTTCTCCACGAGCCAATGCCGGCTTTAGGATATTAGCAGCATCTAGCGATCCGCTGGCTGAACCTGCTCCAACCATAGTATGAATTTCATCAATGAATAGGATAATATTTGGATTGGCGCTTACTTCATTAATAATAGCCTCCATTCGCTCTTCAAACTGCCCTCTATATTTAGTTCCAGCAACAAGGCTACTAATTTCAAGTGCAATAATTTTCTTGTCAAATAGAACCCTTGGGCAAGTTTTATCAATAATCATTTTGGCAATGCCTTCAACAATTGCAGTTTTACCAACTCCAGGTTCTCCAATTAGAATCGGATTATTCTTTTTACGTCTAGATAAGATTTGACTGCATCTTTTAACTTCAGCAAGACGGCCAATTACTGGATCCATTCTTCCTTCAAGCGCAAGTTGGGTAAGGTCCTTTCCGAAATTATCTAGGACTGGTGTTCGTGTGTCTCTTTTTGACATAGTATATTATCGTGGATTTTTATTAGTATGTTTAAGCATTTTGCCTTCTAAACTTGCAACAGCTTGTTCTAGTGTTGTCTTTGAATTATGGAGCATTTTTTTCTCCATTTGTCTGCGACGACTTTCGATCATTCTATCAAATCTATCAAGTAGATAATCAAATACCGTTTGTGAAATTGCAATTTCATAATAGTATTGGTGATTTGATAAAATTATAGTCTGATATTTAAGAATAATAAAGACATGTGCGTTTGGGGTTTGTACATATCGTGCACCGCTTGTTGGTGCAATTAACAGAGTATTCTTTGGGTCCTTAAGCGAAACATCAAGGGCTTTTATTGCAAGAGCAGCTCTATCATCAATTGCAACTCCAGATCGAGTTGAATAAAACTTTTTTAGTTTTTGATTAACTAAATATCGTTTAAACTTAAATGCAAGACGATTAACGAACCTTTTAATAAAGCCTGGAGTTTTCACAAGTTTGGGTGGGGTTAAAATAGAATTAAATGCAACCTCACTAAGAATTTCATATGATTCATAGTTTGGTTTTACGGTATCTTCCTCATGTTTTGGCTTGGCCGAAAAGCTTTTGGGAGTTCGTTTAAGAACAATATCAAGAGTTGAGGAATTTCGCATTATAGAATAATTTTAGATTCAGTACCCTCCTCTGGTTCTTCCATTCTTTCAATTAATATAGTAAATGCTTCTTCCATGCCAACTGCCATAAGATCTAGCATATCATCATCGGTTTTTAGTAAACCCATTAATTTAGCTTGACCCATTGCCTGCATCATGGCTTGAGCAGTCTCTTTTGCAAACTCTGTAATATCGCCACTAGGCAATTTCTTTAATTTCGATTCCATATGTTGTGTTATAAATTTTTCTGATTTTAGTTGCCAATTTTCTATCTAGGATAAGTTTAGATAGAGGAATGCTGTTTCGCTTACAGTATTCTCTTACAAATATTTTAAAAGTAGGTTGCTTTTCCATAATAATATTATACTAAATTTTAGTCCCACCAGCCTTTTAAACCACTACCGTCAAACCAATTATTCCAAAGATCGCGATCATCACGCATACCCTCTTTTCTGGCCTTTTTGAATATTGTGTTAAACTTTTTATAGTCTTGACCTTCTAAGATTGTAAATAATTCTTTCCACTCCTGCTCTTCAATTTGGCGAGCTCTATCGTAAACTTTACGATTGTGTTTACGTTCAGATGGCGTATCTTTATCTACCAATTGAAAATATTCCGGTTTGTCTGGAACTGGTTCGAATTCCCACTCATGATGATAAATTGGGCCTAACTCAGCTTCAGCCATTTCAATATAATTACTTTCATTGTAGTTTTTGATAATCTCAATTGCTCGGCGCATTTTAGAAACCTTCTTTAGCCTAGATTCATCCACTTCCATTCCTCGTTTTTCTAGATTATCTGCCATGTGGGTCAAGGCAGTTTCCATAAACATTAAGGTACCATGATGATCCCACCAATAGTGGTTGCTTAGGGCTTTTCTAAACCGCCAAACATTTTTAATAAAACGGGAAATATCGTAACGAAAAAATGCCCAAAATTTATAGACACGACTTTCGTGCCAAATCAGTTTTTTTAAGCTTTTAGTAAAGCTATCTGCAAATTTAATATCCATAACAGTCAATGTTTAGGATATTATACCTAATTTAATTAACTTTGAACTTAAATCCAGTGATCTTTTCGATTTGAGCTACAGGGACTTCGTTATTTTGCATACCATCTGGTTTATTTGTGGTATTTGCAAAAAGATAAGCGTGCCATTCATTTTTAGATTTAATATAGATGACTTTCCAGCAATGTGTAGGAACTGCTGTACCTTTACCAATAGTTTTAGCAACTCCAATATTGCCACACCATACTTTAACTGAATCTGCAACGGCTGCAGTTTGACGAGTATAAGTCTCTAATGACTTCCAGTCTCCAGCATTTAGCGAATGATATTGAGCTGACATATTTGAAAAATAGAAACATTCGTCCTGTACCAATTGAGTTTGGCAAAGATTGTCTGCAGCTGGCATCATATGACCTCTATCAGTACCTGAACCAACATAATCTGCAGCAATATTAGTTTCATTTGGAAGAAGTGGATCTGGTTTAAATGCGTCCTTTCTCTTAAGTGGAGCTGGACAAGTTACCATTGCTTTAGTCGTCCACCATTCAACAAGAATAGGGTACTTTAGTGATTTTGAAAAAACTGCTGTGTAGTTTGTATGCTTTAGTCTAACTGTATCAGTTGTAGCAAATTTGGTTTGGGTCTGTGCTGATGCTACCACCGGTAACAAAAATAGCAAAATGTAAAATATACGTTTCATAGGAATATTTATTCCCCTGTTTTCGCTATTTGAATTAATATACCAGCTGGACCGGCTGCAATCGTATAGGTATTAAATCGATTATCATGAATCCACCCATAGTCTTTAAATTTAAATAAGATACAGTCCCTGCCCTCAAACCAAACATGGATTGCATTTGTTGCATAGTCGATAGAAGGCTGTGAAATTACTCCCGCTTTCCAACTATTTCTAAATTCTGGTTCAAATTCTTCGGGCGATATTAGGATGTGCATTCAAGATTATTTAACTTGAAGTTTAATATATTTTTATTGTAGGATATTCAATAACCTTAATAAATCTTCGGTCAGCCTTAAATTTATTTTCAAGCACATCGAGTAATGCAGCTTCTTTAGTTTTTCCACCATATGGATAGGAAACTGAACCATATCCCATGTCAACTACATATCTAAGATCTTTCCAGCCAAACCAAGTTTTTTGTTGAACTGTGTATGAGTCGTATATTTTGACAAATCTAATTTTAAGAGTTTTCATATTAATTACTTAGTGGTGCTTTAATTGATGGGTGAGATTTATAATTTTTAATTGCAAAATCAGTATTATCTAAATGTGTAATTAAACTTAGGTCTTCGCCTAGTGATTTATAAAACTCATCGGTCTTCATGTGTTTTAATGTTGGTAAAAAGAAAGATTCTCTATCCTTAACTCTTGGAATACCCCACTGGTCGATTTCTGAATGCGATAGGGTACTCGGGTCTCCTCCATTATAAATTTCATTAAACATCTCTTGTGTAACCATTGCGCGTCTTTCGTCTAGACTATATTGATATCCAATTTGTTCCTTTGCTGCATTAATATGATTTAGATAAAGATGAGTATCTCCAAGATTTCCTACTAATTGATCAGGAACCATGTTAACCATCTTTGCAATAATCTCTAATAATAGACCGTACGATGCAATATTAAAAGGTAAACCTAAGAATGTATCAACTGATCGCTGATTCCACATTAGAGAGATTGATCTTTGTGGAGTTGATTCATGAAAAGCTCGTTCTGTAATAGCAACATTCTCTAGCTCAACATCAGTATTCTCCATTACCCATTTAATTCGTTCAGCAATAGTTAATTCTTTCGTATAGAGTTGAAAACCATAGTGACATGGAGGAAGAACCATGTTGTTCAGCTCGCCAACATTCCAAGCATTAACCATTAATCTTCTTGAATCAGGATTTGTTTTAAGGTCTTTAATTAAAGTCGCAATTTGATCTGTATTGGAATTTAATCCTTCCCAACTTCTCCACTGTCTACCATAAATTGGACCCAATTCTCCAAATTCTTTTGCAAATGCATCATCAGTTTTAATACGTTCAACAAAGGCTGGCATCTCCATTGGAATATAATATTTTGAATGCTCTTTTGCTAATTGAGTTACATAGTTTTTATATGCATCTCCATTCCAGATATTACAACCATTTTGAACTAAGAATTGAATATTAGTATCTCCACGAAGAAACCAAATTAATTCTGTTACCATAGTTTTCCAAGCCATCTTTTTAGTAGTTAAGAGTGGAAAACCTTCTTTCATATTATGACGAACAGTATAGCCAAAAATGCTTAAGGTTCCGGTGCCAGTTCGATCGCTCTTTTCAACTCCATGAGTTAAAATTGTTTTAAGCAAATCTGTGTATTGTGTATCTAGACTATTCATATTATTTAAATACTTTAATTTTAGCGTCAACTTCTGTTAATTCTGACCAGGTTCCAAGATAAGTTACTGCTCTAACCTTTCGATTATCAATCCACACATATTCTTGGTCATCCTTAATTCTTGGCTTATCCATTACTAATCCATGATATTTAAAACCATTTTGATTTAGCCAATCTTCAGTAACCTTACGGTCTTTACTTTCACGAGCAGTAAAAAATGTAATAACGTGGCCCTCGTCATACCATTTATTAATTATACTTAGTGAATCTGGGAATACATTTGCGCTTGCAAAGAGATGAGAATCCTCATTCTTAATATCATCACAAATAGTACCATCTATATCAATTAAAAAAACCTTTGTCATTATTTAGTGTTTTCGTATTTTGAAATAAGGCTAATTACTCTGACTACAGTTATGGCCAATCCAGTTAACATCCATACATAGTGTCGAAAACCCCAATGCCATTCGGGATCGTGATAGCCATTTCCAGCATAATTACAACCAACATAGTGATAAGTATCTTTGATTGCTTCTCCGCTTCCTTGACATAGCCAATCGCCAAAAAACTCTCTTGCATTTTCTGGAACAAACGAAAATATCATAACAAATGTGCTAATTAGGAGAATATCAATAATTAGCTTTAGATTTTTACTCATGGTTTCCAATTTTTTTAATTTGATAGGAATACCCCGAATCAGAGTTTACCTGAAATCTTCGTCGCATTTCTTCTGCTGCTTGTTCAGTTTCAAATTCCATTACCTCACTAGTACTGTCCAATAATATAACTGGAAGATGCGAAGAAGCGTCATTTGTCTTTACCATTTTTACAATTACGTAGCTCATATTTAAAATTTTATATCAATGTTTATATTGTTTGAAGTATCACTCCAAAAATGGTAAGTATCGCCATCTTTAAATTTATCGCGGCCCTTTTCCATTTCTTGTGCAAATTTCTTTGCAGCAGCTTCGTCAAGTTTACGTTTTTCGGCTTGGATGTCAGCGTTAATTTGAGTAATTACTTCATCGTCCCAATTTGCTGAAATACCATGATCAGTAACAAGTACAGTCTTATCAGAATTAATAACAAACCATTCAAAACCGGTTGTGCAACCAGCTAAAAATAGAAGTCGACTTGCAGGATCTTCTCCATACGAATCGACTAGTCTATCAAATACCTTATGACCAATATCAATTACATCCATTTTGTTTCTGAAGTTTTCTTATTGTACAGTTGTCTAACTAATTTACCCAATTCCATATCGTTTGGAGTTTCATCAAGTAGATTGGTTTGAATTACTAAAAAATTTCCTTGAATACTATTCCAAAAAACTCTACTTGCTTCATTAAGAGCCTCTTCATCTTTCATATAGGTAATATTACCAGTTTTATCAATTTCAACTAGTTTTTCGCCAGAATCATTGATTGTAAAAAGATACTGCGGTTGCATTGGTTGAATTAATGTAACTTCGCCAATTGGCTCTAGATTTTCGTGATTTTCCATATTAATAGGTTTAAGATATTTTACTATAGTCAATTACCAAAGTTTATGCATAAAAAAAGCTGCCCGAAAGCAGCTTATTTAGAGTTGGAGCTCTAGGTTCCAAAGGAATCCTTTATTGTTTTTTCTTCTCCTCAATATCAGAAGAAATTTTCTTTTTAAGTTGTTTAATTGAATTTAAAGCTTTACTATTATCAGTTCGTGTCTCAATTATAGTCTGCTCAAGTTCATCTGGTATTATTGAATATGCAACTTGAATAGTATCTTCAGTTGAGCTAGGCGAGCGTCTTATCATTCGATTGCTAGTTTCTGCTCGTTTCTCAGTTCTAGTAATAGTGGTTTGTCCACGTTCCATTTCAATTTCAATTGAAGTAATAATGCCAAGAATTTCCTTTTCTTTTGCAATTAAGTCATTTGTGCAGCTACGTTGATTGTCTAATACTTGTTGTGTTAATTCTCCAACTCGTGAATTTAATTCAAAGATTTCAGTTTTTTGACGATTTACCTTAAGGTTGAGTTCTTCATGGTCCATTGTAACACTATCGAATAGGCGTGGGCCAACTGTCATTAGTGTTATAGCAATTAGTAAAAATACCAGGGCAAAAAGTCTCTGCCCTGGTGTAATTGTAGTTAATATGTCTTTAATGTACTTAATCATTATACAATATCCTTAGACTCAATTAGAGTGTAGGTAAATGATTTACCATGGATTGCAGCGGCTTTTCTACAAAGAGCCATAAAATCTTCAAACTCAGCAGCCTTTTTAAATACTTGACATCCTTCTGACCAGTTTTCTACATAGGTAGAATCTGCTCCAGCTTTATGGATGTTAATACCAAAAATACCTTCTTGAATTTTGTTTTCATCGTATTCTAGATCTTTGTCTGCATCACGATATACTTTTACAGGTTTTTGTTGCTTAAGAGCTTCGTACTTACCTTGGTGTAAACCTAACGTGTGTGAACCTCTATATTGACCTTCAACTAGTCTGGCAACTCCCGCTGCATTATGGTATTCCATAACTCCCTTTTTACCTGGATCCGTTGTGGCCATCCAGCAATGAGATTTCCATTCGCCTCCTAGTTTATATGATACAGTAATGCAATCATCAAATGCATTTGTAACTTTTTGACCAGTTGCCGAATTTCTAACTCCAACAATATTAAGATCATAGTCCTTTGCACCTTCAAACCAAACATATCCCTTTGATTTTACTGCATTTTCAATCTGTTCTCTAGTGTAACAACTCATAATTTAAAAAATTTATTTTTATCTAAACCAATTTTTAGGATTGGCTTTCTTTGCGGCCTTTTCTAATTCTCTAGCTGCTTGATTTGCTAGATTTTCGGCTTCTCTTGCTGCCTGTTCAGCAGCTCTTTTAGTTTCTTCCGCTGCACGTTGAGCTTCAGCTGCTGCAACTCTCGCTGCTTCATCTGCTACTCTTTTAGCCTCAGCTGCCTGTCTTTCAATTTCTCTAGCTGCAGCAGCGGCTTGTTCATCGGCAATACGTTTAGCTTCAGCTGCTACTCTTTTAGCTTCTTCTGCTGCTTCCTTTGCAATACGATCAGCTTCTTCTGCTGCTCTTTGCGCTTCAGCTGCTGCAAGTTCTGCTGCTTTCTTAGCTTCCTCAGCTGCGATTTCAGCTTGTTTATGTGCCTCTTCTGCTGCTGCTTTTGCAATTTCATCTGCGTTATTTGCAAGATCAATTGCTGGATTTAAGTCTAAATCAACATTAATATCAGCATCCAAACCTACTAATAAGGCGGCTTCTCCACTAATACCAATTGAAACTTCTCCATTATTATACGTTGCATGAGCTTCACCCTCAACGCCAACCTGAACTCCTATACTTGCACCAACTTCAGCGCTTGCATCTGCGTTACCAATTGGAGTATCGATACCAGCAGATCCGCCAGCTTCAACTCCTGCCCCGGCTCCAGCCATTGCGCCACCACCTACATCAACTCCATGCTCTCCAACTGAGGCATGACCCTCAACTCCAGCATGTGCTTCAGCATAAGCTCCAGCATGACCTTCAGCTTCTGCTCCAACTTTAACTTCTCCAAGTGGAGTGTCTAATCCAGCTTCAGCATGGGCTTCAGCACTAGCTTCAACTTCTACTCTAGCATCAACGCTAGCTCCAGCTTCAATTACGGCATCTGTTCCATTCCAACCTGCTTCTGCATGAGCTTCAGCATTTGCTTCTGCGCTTGCGTGAGCCTCTGCATGAGCATCGGTTTCAGCTTCAACACTTACGCCTCCACCTAGTTCTTGACTAGCATGGGCTTCAGCGTTTGCTTCTGCTGATACTTCAGCACTTACGTGAGCCTCAGCTCCAGCGTATGCCATTCCACCATCAATACCGGCCTCAGCACTTGCGCTTGCTTCAACCTGTGCATCATATGAGGCGTCAGCACTTGCGCCAACTTCTTCATTACCAGTTTGAGTAGATACTGAATCAGAAATTTCTACTGAAACTTCTGCCTCTACCTTAACTTCTTGATTGTTTTCCATTTTTTATATTATTTGTTTTTTAACTCTTGGATTGCATCTTCGACATATTTGTCCCGTTGATCTTGAAGATATTTTATTCTTTCAAGAAGCTCAGTTCGATCTTCATCAGCTGTTTTTTGAATATAGGCTTTTTGATCTTCATATTGTTTTTGCCAATATGCAACTCGCTCTTCCATCAATTTGCCCTGATACCAAATAACTCCAACCATAAGTATGATTGTAAATGATTGTTCCTTTAACTTTGAAAAAAACGTATCAGTGAGCCCACCGATTGGATTTTGCTTTTCTGCCATTTTGTTTTATCTTTTTCCTTCGTGAACTACCTTTAGTCCATGATTTCGGTCAATATACATGTATTCACATGATACCAAACCAAATTGTTCAAAGTGATCTAAAACTTCATCTGCTGAAAATTCAGAACAAGAGTAAATATCAAATTGAAAAAATGCTGGGTCGGCTTTGTCCCAAACGTGAATGGCTGCGTGCGATGTAGCTAAGGTAACTGTACCAGTAATACCTTCATTTCCAGGTTCATCTACATAGATTGAGGTTGGACCAGCTACAACGACCATTCTAACTTTTTTAACAAGATCAGTTAACCACTGATTTAAAATAGCTTCATCTTTTGGTGGGTTTTGTAGGTACCCTCGTACCAAAAGATGAAGATGATTAGGAGTGAACATTTTAAAATTCCTCGAAAATTATTTTAATAGATTGTAATATTCGTTAAAGTGTTTAATACGATCATCAAGACCAATTGTTCCGCCATTTACTCTTTTAGTTACAGCAGTAACGGTTGCAGTATCTGCACCTTTATCGCAAATTGACCAAAGTTTATTTGAATCAAAGAAAAATGCTGCTGAAGCCAAAGGATATTTAGTTGCAACTAGATCTGGATTAGCTACTGTATCTTCACCAATAAATTTAGCAAAGTTTGTGTAGTTTGATTTTCCAGTTAATTGAATATAACCACGACCACGGAATTTGAAACCATCTTTAGATGCTTCATTACCATTACCCATACGATCTGCATAAACTCTTGAAGCAATTTTCTCAGGATTACGAGCATAAGACTCATTTAGGTTACCTGGGAAATATTTACCAAAGATTTTTTTAAGACCGTCTGCTGAATAATTAACATTTTCGCTAACTGCTTTAAATCCGCCACTTTCGTGTCCACACTGTGCCAAGAAGTGAGCTAAACGCAAAGGAGTAGTAATATTAAATTTAGCAGCTGTATCAGGGATTTGAGCAAGAACTGCATCAGGTACATGACCTTTAAGCGCAGCTAATTTAAAAGATGAAGCTGGGATTGCAACAGCAGGGGCTGCAGCTACAGGAGCAGCTGATTCGCTAATACCTAATTTTGCAAGTGTAGCAGGTCCAGCAATACCATCAGCAGTAAGGCCGTTTGCGGTTTGCCATGCTTTTAATTTTGCTTCTGTACCAGGACCAAATGATCCATCGGCACCTGCACCTAATTTTTCTTGAAGTTTTTTAACTAAGTCTCCGGTAGAACCGA